ACCTCGGAGTCCACCCTATCTCGTCAGAGGGGCAATGATTGCTTTCTAGCGATGTACAGTCGCTGGAATAAAAGAGTAATGCAGACTCGCACTACTATAAATCGTTACGTGACTTTACCATACTAATCAATCGTGGTCAATATATCACTTTTAATGGTTTTAACTATGGTAACGTGTCTAAAAAAGAGCATAATTCGTACATATACACAATGACGTGTACATAAAACAAAGGAATCTAATCATGTGGACATCACCAGCAGCTACTGAAATGCGTTTTGGCTTTGAAGTAACTATGTACGTAATGAACAAATAGTATATAGATTGTATATACCCAGTTATGGAGTTACATTTTTCATAATGTCTTCATGGCTGGGTTCTTGAGAGTACTCAAACTCTATCAGCATTTCAATAAAATGCATCGCCTTCTTTAAGTCCTCAAGACCGTTCTTATTCCTATGCCGACAAAGGTACTTGATTGCAGTAGCTTCTAGGTACGGAATGTTATTGTAATAGCAAAACTCTGCTGGCTGTATTGCAAATCCCTTGTAGTGATTGCCACCGTGTTGGATGTCTAGTACGCTCATTACCAGTCACTCCCTGACATTGTTGCGCCACTTGTATAGTTCTTAGGTGATTTCATGTTAGCCCTGTCTATTGCACGTTGATTCATATATAAGCTACTTAATTTCTTGTCATCAAAATTAATTACCCTAGCACCTTCTATCGTTGGTGTATTTTCGCTAACTTTAGTTTTGTATTTCTTAGGTGACACATACTCTAATGCATCCTCGTAGCTCATTAGCTTAGTAGTGACAAAGCTGTAGTACTTACGTGTGCCGGTGTCGGTAACAACAATGCTTTTCATAAAGCCTCTAGCCATTAAACTCTTAATCGTGTTGGATGCAGTATTCTTATCGGCATCTAATTGTTGCTTCATGTCTGTTAGAGTCTTAGGTAGTACGCAAAATTCTAGGTAGACGTTATATCTAGCAACCATCTCTTTTGCCAACCTGTCTAGCTTTGCTTCTTGTTGTGCGTATGCCTCTGCTATTCTTTTATCTCTATATGCTTGCTCTGCTGCCTTGGCTTCTTCTTGGGTCTGGTAATTACCTATGTGGATAATCTGACATTCTGAATCCCTAGCTGTTACTACCCAAGCATCTACCTTCTTACGAAAGACAATCATAATAAACCTTTCTCAATTAATCTTAACTGCGTTTCAATTACACCTTCTAGGTGCGATAACTTTAATTCATCTCTTGTGTGGTTAGTTCTTACTCTTCCATCTATAGCATCGTGGCATCCAGAGCAACAATACGCACCATGTAGGTCGTTTACTTTCTGTCCAGTACCGTGTCCATACCTAATGCCACTTAAATGCGCTAAAACGGTTGTTTCCGGATTACCGTTGCAGTAGCCAATAATTCTGACCGTGCAGTTCTCGCCTTTAGCTGATTGTGTGATTTTACTCATTAAACACAAATCCAATCGTGCCAGCCCATATTTCAACATGACGTTGATAGTCTGCCATCTCTGCCGTGGACAGTTTAGTCGTACTTTTAATGACTTCAATTGTTTCGCCATTGACTACAGACTGGCTGCGTAAAAACTTCCATCCCATCAACTCATGTACCTTGTCAGGTGATTCGCCAATATAATCGCCAAGCGCACCATATAGTTGCCATAAACGTGAGTTTTGTTCTAGGTTACGTGTGTGTGACTTGATTGTTACGTTAGCTACATAACCCTGTGATAAATCTAGTGCCTTAATCTTTTCAAACAAGTAAGGCAAATTGCTTGTGCTAATGTTGAACTGTTTAATTTCCATGAAACATATCCTTTATCTTTCTGCGTGACTCTTGAGATGTAGCCACTTTCACCGTTTCTATTGTTGAGTCTTTCTTTATTTCACCAGTTATTACCTTAGTACCATCTGTTGCACGAAACTTACCAGTAAAACCAGCAGCCTTCATACGCTTAATCCATTCGTTACATGAAATCTCAGTCATACTCATCACACTCACAATGTAAACATCTGCAAATTTCACAGGTATATATAACATCATCTAAAATATTAAGCGTTGTTTTAATCCATCTTTTTTCGTATGGCAAACCTTTGTCAATAATTTCAAGCATATTTATTGCTAAATTTATTGCTTCATCTTTAGTCACTAAACACAGCCTTTACTAAAATGTCCATGTAAGCAGGAATCGTAAACTTGCCTGACTCGTACTTAGCAATGCTATCCCTAGTCTTAAATAGCTTAGTGCCAAACTCTTTCTGTGATAAACCTGTTTTACTGCGTAGTTCTTTTAACTCTGTGTGTGTCATATATAACCCTATCTGTCGTTGATGATTTATTATATATCACGCTGTATAAAATATGCAAGAACTATTAAAATAACCTCTCTTGTGCTGTCGCTTGTTGAATACGTTTAATGCTTGCCACGTAGTAATCTTTGTCTAACTCGCAAGCAGTAAGCTCAAATCCTAAGTTATTGCAGGCGATAGCGTGTGAGCCTGACCCTAAATGCGTATCAAGTATTTTGTCACCTTGTTTAGCGTAGTTTGTTAATATTTTTTCATAAAGTTTAACTGGCTTTTGCGTTGGATGTATTCTTTCTAAATCCATGCCAATAAAACCATCATACCTAACAGAAACTTTTTTTAAAGTATTCATAAAATTAGTCCAAGCTAATTCCCCATCTGAAAAGGTAGTTTCCTTGCCTCTTTCTTTATCCCAAAATATCCAACCACCTGTTAATGGTAATGGGAAATAATTGCCACCCCAAATAATTTGATTTTTGCTTACTCTCATTAATTCATTAAAATATTCTTGTTTAGGAGTTTCACTATCCCATTTTTTATCTTTACCCCCATAATGACCTAAACGACCACTTGAATTAATATCAATGCCGTATGGTGGGTCAACAATAGCCAAATCAAAAGCATTGTCTGGTAATGACTTCATATACTCCATGCAATCAACATTGTGAAGCGTTGCTTTACCTATCGTTATCATTTTCTGCCCTTTGTTTAGCTTCTTCTAACGTATCGTAATAGCCTAGGTTTTTATTGCGATGACTAAGACCATACTTAATGCCGGTAGGAGAAAAGTATTTTGCTATAGTCCATGCACCAGAGCTAATGTGATACTTGTCTTGCTCAAGCCACTTCATAATTTTCCCCTAGCAATTTACGTGCAGCATCTACTGACATCTCTGGGAAGTTTTGCGGAGTCTTTAAAATCCGTTTAGCCCATCCATGAAAATCATCTTTTGGTTTGATTTCTTTTGCAATAAACTTGTTTAACTTTTCAACATTTGCTTTGTTATCAGCAACACTAACTGGAGCTGGCAGCGCATGATATTCAGCTTCCCTTGGCTTGCATATTTGAACTATGTCTGCCGGTTGTGGCAACTTATTTGGTGTATCAGTCCACTTATCAAATGCACGACCAACAACATTAAAGTCAAATCGCTCTAGCTTATGCCACCAGATACGCAACATCTCTTTCTCTGGTAGTGGCTTTCCGTAAATAGTAAAGACTGCGTTTACCATATCTTTAAATGCTTTTTTGTCAGTTTCAATCATGGTATCTCCTAGAATGGTGCAACTTGTTCTGGTGCTTCATCCATCCAGCGACCTTGGTTTAAGTAAGTGGCAGGATTGGGAATAAACTCTCCATCCTGCTTATTCCATTGTTTACTTGGTATTTGCCAATTAAGAGCATCAATAACTTTAATGATGTCTGGGTTTGCTTTGTTCCATGCTTTACGTGCAGCTTCTTTTCCTACTTTCTTTGGGTACTTGTACCAGAAGTCTTCAAAATACATATCAGCCTCTTGCTGGTCAAGAGATTTACTATCCTCAACTAAACTAGACTTACCTAACCTAACCTGTGCTTCCAAACCGTTACCATTATGTATACACTCTGTTAACATTGTGTATGACTTGTTGTTTTTAATAGACAATTTCTCTTTTTCTTCACCATACATTGTAGGTTTATACCTATCTTTTTGTATCATGTTGTGAATCATCCAATGTTTGATTACACATACACCAGACTCAAAAGGAATGATGAAATTTTTAGCAAAAAGAATCTTTAGGTCATCATCAGCACTACCAATTGTGCGCTGTATTTTCTTTGCGTTATTTAAGAATCCATCGTCATCAGCTCTCATTGATAAATGGAAATATAATGCCTGTGATGATAAAGGCATATCCAAAAAAGCATCACTATCAATAATAGTTTTTGCAAACATTCTACGTTCAGCCATTTTGAAGTTCCTTTAACAATTTATATAATCCTAATACAAAGTTTTCTGCACAGGAATGATTAATAATTAATACATCTTTAGAATCAATATCAACTAAATCGTCTTTATTAAATGCTAAACATAGGTTGCCTGTATCTGATATATAACCCTCAACTTCAACTTGATGATTTACTAAATTCATAATTTTGCTCCAAAAAAAAGGGCTGTCACCTAGGTGGGTCAAGCACCTAAATAACAACCCTGATACCAGAGGCATCAATAATAACGACTTCTTGACCAAGCCATTATTGATACCACTAACCATTACATTAAACTATTTCTTTATGTCTTGCAAGTATTTTGTGATAGCTTCTTTAGCTTCATCAAATCCGTAGCAGACAACAGCTAGGTAGTTCATTGAACTAGCTGCTGCCATAAATTCTTTCTGGCTGCTGGACACCTTACCTTTAGCACTTTTTAATTCAATAAACATTCCGTGATAACAGGATGTAGGACACATTAAAAAAATGTCAGCAATCCCAGCAACTAGTCCTTCTGATTTCATATAACTAGCCTGTGCATAACTTCGCTTTGCAGCATTTGGAATTGCAAACATAAGTAGCTTAGGATGTTGAAGTTTGAACCACTTAAATAACAATGATTGTATTTGATGCTCAGTCATAACAATTATCCAAAATTAACAAAATTACCATGCAGTTTAATTGCCGCCTCTTTATATGCCTTGACTGCGGAATTCATTGTATTAAAACTTCCAAGCCATAATCTTTTTTTATTTACTTGAATTTTTGCAGTCCATTTTCCTTGACCTTTATGAAACGAAATTCCTTTAAATGGAGATGCACTATTTTTAAAATGTTTTCTATTTAGCATATTTTCAGAAGCAGTAGCTTCTCTTAAATTTTTTATGCTGTTATCTGATTTAATACCATTTAAATGGTCGGTTTGCTCTTTTGGAAATACGCCATAAACATAAAGCCACGCTAACCTATGAGCCTTGTATGTCTTTCCATTTACTTTAATTGCAATA